TCATTGGCAACGGATCACGCCGCTGGCGATTTCGTCGTCGATGGAGCGCAGCGCATCGGCATCCTGGTGCATCTGCTCGATCACCTCGAGCAGGCGCTGCGCCAGCTTCGGATCGTTCGCCCGCTCGACGGCGCGCATGACCTCGACCGCAGCCGATTCATGATTGTTCGCCATCTGCTTGAGAGCCTTGCGCAAGCGCTGCTCGGTCCATTTCATCGACATGTCGCTTCACCCAGACTGCATATACGGACCCGCCAGGAACGACAGGCTCGCTTAAGAGCGCCGGACCCGGAACAAGTTCAACCTGCCGTCGCGCCCATGAGGGCGGATTGGGTACCGGAAAGGCAAGCGGAGAAGAGATCGTGAAGCGCAAACGAAAACGCCAGGCACAAGGCCTGGCGCTTCGAAATATGGGGTGGACGATGGGAATCGAACCCACGACACCAGGAGCCACAATCCTGTGCTCTACCAACTGAGCTACGCCCACCATATCGTGAATCGTGCCGGACGTTCCGGCTTCAACCGCAGCGGCCGGACAAGCCGAGCCTGAAGGTGGTGCGGACGGAGAGACTCGAACTCTCACGCCTTGCGGCGCTGGAACCTAAATCCTGTCTCGCACCTCAGAAGCGCTTATATTACAACAGTTTACGCCGACCGCAATCACTTAAACTGTGCCAATCGTGAAATTCCTTTTCACGTTTTCCATTTCCGCGCTTCACGTTTCCGTCACGCCCGGCATTTAGCGGTCCGACTCCTAATCCTGACAGGCCCGGTTCGCAGCCAGGAGCTGCGCCTCGTATCCGATCCTCTGCAAGCGTTCGGCGAGCAACGCACGGACCTTGGTCTGGATATCGTCGCCTTTCCGCAGCCCCGCCGTGGCCCAGACTGGCACCTCTACCGCCGGCACCCGGCACGGCACGGCAACGGGCACTTCTACGCGCACCGTGCGCGGCTCGGCTTCCTGCCGGCCGGCGCATCCCACCAGCGCGACAATCATCAGCATCAGCACCACCCTCATAGACCCAGCTCCTGATCGATGACCGCCTCGGCGGCCGCACACTGCTCACCGGCGGTTCGCTGACTCAGCAGGCGTTGGGCTCCGGCATACTGCTCCGCGGCCTGCTGCCGCCCCCGCTCCACAGCCTGCGCGGCATCCCGGGCGCGATGCTCACCAGCCTGACGCAGCGCGGCAATCTGCCCGCCCTGCTCCACTACTGCGGCCTCCAGGCTCCCACGAGCGGAACGGCAGGCAGCCAGATCCGCGCTCGCGGCATCCAACTGCGGCCGGTAGTGCCGCGCGCCGATCCAGAATCCGCCGGCGGCGCCGAGGCCGAGCAGTAGCAGGCAGGCCAGCGCGATCGAGACAACACGGGCCGAGATCATGAAAGGACTCCGCCCGCCGCAAGGTAGTGCGCGGTCAGGTCATCAAGAGAATGCTCGCGTTGGCCGTAACCAGCCCCCGGCAGGCTGGCCCAGATGTTGGAACACTTCTGCACTGCATCCGCCAAGCGACCAGCCTGTATATCTGCGAGCGAGCGTCGCTCCTTAATCTGCTGCAACGCCACCAGGTCCTGGTTAGATGGGGTGAAACCGCCTTTCAGTGCCAGGCTTTCGCGGTAGGCGTCCCAATACCTCGAAAGGAGCTGATACCTGCCCGCCGCAGTTGAATAAACCTTGTAGCGAGGCAGATAGACCTTCAGGCGCGGGTGATCAGCGTACCCATTGAACAGCCCTCCACCGACAACAACGTTGTAGCCGTTGTCGCTACCTCTGATCGTGCTGGTCCCCTCAGACCACGCAAGCATGTCCAGGAACGCAAGAACGTTCCTCCCTCCAGCGGTTTTCTCGGAAACGACTGCCATCGGCGGTCCCTCTCTCAATAGGTGAATGAAATGAAACGGATCGATATCTCCGGGCTTCGCTATGGGCGCCTTTTGGTGGTCGCCTACGACTCTCCCGGGAAAAACGGAGGATCTGTCTGGCTCTGCCGGTGCGAGTGCGGAGCCGAGGTAAAGGTGAACTCGTCGAACTTGCGAAGCGGCTCGACACGTTCATGCGGGTGCCTCGCCAGCGAATGAGCTTCAGCGCTTGGCTCAAACAGGGAATTCGTCAGGAAGCGTACAGCCAAAGTCACCGCGCACGGGCACAGCCGTCGAGGGTTGAAAACCCCGGAGTACAGAACCGGAGAGGGACTGAATCTATGCCGTAATATCATGCACAATGCGCAATCCCAACGAATCCACATACAAGGGCACATACAAATAGCTATCTGTTGCAAAGAAACGAACCAGGCTGAGACGCGGCAGGATTGGTATCATCGCCTACAAAGGGATAAAACTTCGCTTATCACATAGGAATTGGATTGTCAATACAATGAGTTCAAGCCACCATCCTCAAGCAGAAAAAAAATATCTAATACATCCAAAATACAGGCCTGATATAGATGGAATGAGGACTATAGCTGTTATGTCTGTAGTCCTGTATCACGCATTTCCTAAATGGATGCCTGGAGGGTTTATAGGAGTCGACGTATTTTTCATAATCTCAGGATATTTGATATCAACAATTTTATACGGAAGCCTGTCAAGCGGCACATTTAGATTCACTGAGTTTTATGCAAGGAGAATCAAGAGAATATTTCCTGCCCTAATACTAGTTCTGGTTAGCTGCTATATATTCGGATGGTTCACTTTGTTCGCCGATGAATATAAGCAGCTTGGAAAGCACATAGCATCTGGCGCTGCATTCATATCTAACTTTGTTCTTTGGGATGAAAGTGGATACTTCGATACTTCAGCAGAAGTAAAGCCGCTACTACACCTTTGGTCGCTAGGCATAGAAGAGCAGTTCTATATAGTATGGCCTTTTGTTCTCTGGGCCGCATGGAAAATCAGGCTGAACTTGCTAACAATGACGATAGCATTTATGACCTTGTCATTCGTAATCAACATTTTGAACATATCAGAATACCCAACAGCCACATTCTTCATGCCTCATACTAGAGCATGGGAACTTTTTCTAGGGGCTCTCCTCGCATACCTTGCATATAATTTCTCAGAAAACCTCAGCACTCTTAGACTTCGCGCTGACAAGATAGCTACGATGGTGGTAATGCGACCTGGCACCGAAAGCAACGGATCGGTACTATCAACCGTTCAATCTATTATAGGGTTGTCGATCCTGGCCTTTGGGATCTATGAGATAAACAACTCAGAATTTCCAGGGTGGAAAGCAATCATTCCATGCTCGGGAGCAATGTTACTGATATCTGCCGGGAATACATCATGGGTGAACAGAAATATACTTGCTAGTAGACCTTTCGTGTTTATAGGCCTTGTCAGCTTTCCTCTGTACCTTTGGCACTGGCCGTTACTATCTTTCGCACGAATAATAGAAGGAGATGTTCCATCCAGGTGGATGCGGATATCAGCGGTAATTTTGTCGATTACATTGGCGTGGGCAACCTATAAATTCCTTGAGACCCCCTTAAAGAGATCTTCATGGAATTTAAAAACATTCGTTATATCTATAACAATGTTACTCGTTGGAACTGCTGGATATATAACATATCGACTGGATGGAATACCCACAAGAGCTAACGTAGTCAAGGCAGCCGAAATAAATGCTCAGTTCACAGGTCCGATATGGACCTATGCAACAAACGACATATGCCTCAAGCGATACGGGTATGAGTCGGCGAAAAGATACCCCTGGTGGTTTTGCATGACGAACAAGGATAAAGATCCGACAGTCATACTTTTGGGAAACAGCTATGCAAACCATTTGTACCCTGGCCTGTCAACAGAGAAAGATCTTTCTAAACAAACATTTTTATCTATTGGCGCATGCGATACTTATCTTGCATATTCAAAGCAGCCTGACGAACCTGCAACTCCATGCTCTGGGAATAGACCTAAAGAACAGTTAGACAATGTAAAATATATTATAGAGTCAACGAAAACAGTAAGATATATAATTATCTCTGGAATACCAAAAGACGTATCAGGCGATTACATAGCCAGGCTTGACGAAACTATAGGATACCTTGAGGGGCAGGGAGTCAAAGTAATAATCTCAACTCCGCACATAAGAGAAAAAATAGATATTAAGTCTTGCTTCTCAAGGCCTCTAAAAAACAGCGTAGATTGTACATTTGCGATCTCCGAAAAATCAGAAATTGACAAAGCAATGGAACCATTGAAATCCCAAATAAAAGCAACGCACCCATCTGTCAAATTCTTTGACCCAAATACAATTTTCTGTGATGGAGGTAAATGCTCTCTCGTAGTCGATGGAATGCCAATGTATCGTGATGAATACATGCACTTTTCAGTATTCGCCAGCGAACTGTATGCGAAGAAATTCGTGCAGTGGGCAGAGAAAAACGGGATAGATATAGTTGATTGAAAGTAAAGGCCCCTAGCAGGGGCCTTTTTCAGTTTGCGATCCTGAGCATTCTGTATCCAGGGCCAGCAGAGTCGGCTGCTCCCACTAGGACTCTACCTAATTGTACTGTAGTGCCGTTGCTATATCGAAGAGACAGCACAGTTTGCCCTGATGATGGCTCATTTATTCCTATTTTTGCCATAGTTGCCGATCCATCGACATTTGTAAAGTTCCAGCTTTCACCATCGCAGGTATTTCCAAATGGATACCAAACTCCAGGTGTTCCAGGGATAACACAAACCCATCCAGCATATCCTTTAGAAGAATGGTCCTTGTTAATAACAACAGATCCAGCTCGCCATGCCCTATTCCCATATGCAGATGGGTCATCACTAGGCCTTACATTACCCAACTCAATATCATTCAGGATTAGCCTATCTTGGGTATTAGACATCCCAAGAATGGCGGCATCGTTCATAGTGATCTGAGTATCAGAGCGAACATAGTTCAGCCTACCAGAGCAGAAATTACCAAGACTTGTTCCGCCGAAAGTATATCCCCACCTAACCGCATAGAATGCAGGGTTTGCATCGTTCGCTGCGCTAGTAGCGTGCATATTGCCAGCATGGTACACGCCAAGGTTTGCCGTGCTTGGGAAGCTATCGCCAATAATGTCAGGACCACCATTCCCTTCAAAATAGCAAGATGTAACGGCTATTCCTCGAACATGAGAGTACAGAATAGCAAAACCGGAAAGACCTTCGATTAAGCAGTTTTCTATATAACAACCACTAACAGATTTGTTACCGGTGTTATCAATTGTGCTCCAGAAATTTTCACCATGCTCTATCTGAGATCCAGTTGCCCTAATATCAAAAGCTCCGCCATTAGATTCTATAAATGTACCAGACCAATATCTAATATTATTATTTGGGCATATATAGATTGACTGAATGTAACTTCCTGTTTTAAGAAGCTTCAAATAGCTAATTGAGCACGCCACAATGTAAACACGAAGAAATTTGTTGTCGTCTAATATATAAGCATTGAGGGATGAGTCAGAGCTTGTAAATTTCAGATTTTCAAATTTTATATTTTGAGAAGATGGCATTCTCATGCCAGTAGGATCAATATTTTGAGCAATTGTTGTAGTAAACATAGCTATTGCTGAGTCTACGTAGAAACCACCACCATTTATTCCCCTGATAGAGAATGTATCCCTGGTAGATATCCCATCGACAGGCCTGTCAATTGATACAGGGCTAGCCAAGCGAATCATCGTTGGAACAACAAGTTCCTTGGCAGGGAATTCAGAATTGCAGTAGTTAACTGCCGCTTGGACGGCAGGAGCCCAGTCCCACGTGGTCGGGTCTTCAGGGTTAGGCTTACTGGATACAAGCGATGCGTACTCCCAGACATTGATACTACTGCCGTCCAAGGCAGAGTTTACATCTTTTATCTGCTCCGAGAGCTCAGTACGCGTCCATCCAACCAGCTTTCCGCCATCTTGGTCAGCTAGGTCCTGGCGAAGCGGTTGGTCATTGCGATAGACCATAAGGGGCTGATCATCATCCCAGTTTCCCGAAAGCTCAACCGGAAAGTCTGCAGGAAGCCTGATGCTGTAGAGCAATCCGTTTCGCTGCACCAGTTGGGTTGATCTCTCAACAACCAGAGGTGCACCGTCTGCATAAATTAGTGGGGGAAGTTCGAACCCAGTAGTGGCAAGGAAGGTATTCCACTCGTTCTCAATTCCCCTCCAAGACTTTCTCATTCGGCCAAGCCGGTCAAGCCAAGACAGAGATAGTCCGTTCATCGCCGCGTCGAAATTCTTGGCGTTTTTGTACAAGACGCGAGGGTCTTTCGAGCCGAGCGGGAAGCCGCTGGTATCGTAGTCCATGCTTTTCTCCAAGCATAAGAAAGCCCGCTCTATGGCGGACTTGGTTTTTTGTGTGCGGGTCAGTTGGGGGCGCTGGCGTTGTCGTAGGTGTAGACCCTGGGGTCGTAGTTCACCGCACGAACGGATGCCGAGGTATTGCCGTTGGGATCGATGGCACTGATCAGGGCCGGGTATGGGTTTCCCAGCAGCAGGTGTGGAGGTTCGATCTCCCAAGAAACATCAGGGATGAAATCGATGCTGGGAATGCTCAGCCGGTAGTCGTCGATCCTCGACGCCGGATATCCACCGGAAACCGTTCCGTCTGGGCGCCGCAGGTAGAGCGCTGGTGAGTTCAGCAGCGACCAGTCAAGTGGCTCACTGGACTCGATCAGCACCGAGCTTCCAGAGATCACGAACGATTTCAGGTATGCGCTCTGCGCCAGTCCTGGGCCGGGAACATCGCCGGCAAGGGCATCGTAGTCCCAGAACTCGCTGTTCAGCGCGTCGAGGCCAGTGTCGAACGAATATTCGGTTCGCCGGTATCGCTGTGCCATCCTGCGGCGCATGCCATAGCGCCAGGCCCGATCGCGGTTTGTGACACCGACAGCCGTGATCTTCTCGACCTTCCTGCCGACATCGCCGGGCAGGCGGCACTGCACGGTATCTTCGATCCAGCCGTTGGCGTTGACGAACTCAACATCGACTCCGTCATAGTCGTCCTCAGACGGAGCGCTGATGCTGATCCTCAGCGGACCATCCATGTTCTGCGGCGAGTACATGTGCCCGAATGTGGTCCTTGGTTCGTCTCGGGCTGCGGAGATCACGCCGCGCTTGATCGTCTTCTCCGCATACCCGGCCGCAAGAACATCGTCCATGATCTGCGCCACCGTGACCTTGCCGTCCTCGTAGATCATGTCGAACGTGTCGCCACGGGCCTTCCAGATGGCGTCCAGCCGGTCGAGTTCATCGAGGTCGAGATCGGCATCGGTATAGCCTCGCTCCTTAGCGATGTAGCAGAGGAACGGGACGATGTCTCGCGTTGCGATCTCGGGTGTCCATGCACCGTTCTGCCGAGTCGGTAGCATGCGGGTAGCCTCTACCGAGACGCGGCTTTCGGTCTGCGCCGCGATGCGGTCAGACGACCGATACCGAACAGCCATTACCGTGACGCCGGCGTAGGACGATGGAGCCTGGAGGCGCGCGCGCATCCCGTACCACTGCGTGCGATCCCGGTATTCGGACGTAGAGTTGCCACCCTGGTTGACGAACACTTTTCGAATGCGAAATTCGGGTCGCATCATGTAAGGCAGCGAGATGCCGTCCGTAAAACCCTGCTGGTCGAGAGAACTGCCAGCATGGTTCTTGCTGACCGTCGTCCATGCGCCGCCGATGGCCATGTCTCGCCACTGGATGTCGTAATAGGTGCGGATCTGGTAGATCTGCCCTTCCCTGCCTACGCCGCACAGGCCTTCCGGACAAAACACGTCGATCTCGACGAAGTTGGTCTTCTCCGACACAGGGCACGCCGGGAAAGGACCGCGCCAGCCCCCTTCTAGGCTGGTCGGATCGATGGTGACTCGGGACGTAGACGAGTTGAGAGCGGTGAATCCTGGCCAGTCACCATCGACGCCACCCGCACTGGTCAGCCGCTCGACTGTGAGTTGCTGCGCGCTGTACGCCGTGATCCGATAGCGCAGTCCGCGCGGGCCGATTGCGGCGCTGCCGGACCCGGTCTGGAGCGCATTCGCCGGAGAACCGTTGCTGTAGTTGAGCGTCATCGACGTGGAGGTAATGTCGTTCACCAGGTAGAGGCCGCCGTTGGTGCCAACAACCTCGATCTCGTCTCCGATATCCAGGCCCAGTTGCGCGATGTCACCGGTCACGACATCGCGATCAGAGCCGCCGCCATCGTTCACCGAATAGGGGTACATCGCCTCAACGCGCAGGATCGTCCCCGCAACCCAGTCAGAGGGGAACGACCCGGCTCCGGCAGAAATGATGATGTTCGTTCCAGAAAACGTGAACGTAGTTGCCGACGGGTTCGGGGTGAGATTGGAACTCTCGGTCAGGTCAAGACCGGCGTTGCCGGTTGAACTCGCGCCAACCTCTTCGACCAGATGCCACCAGACCGATGCAGGGTGCCCGCTGACGTTCTGCCCTGGTTCGAAAATCTGGAAAGAGGCATCAGCGCCCAGTGCCAGGAACGACGTGTCACCGATTTTCGCTGCCCCTTCGGCGATCTGGAACCGACCACGGCCAATACACAGGAGCATTTCGGTCCACTGCTCACGCGGACCGGCGAAATACTTCCGGGGCGGCAGGATGTAGTCGGGATAAATCAGGCGACGGCCAGCGACTTCGCGGATCGCATCGCCGAGCTTGACCTTGTTTCCCCGCGCACTGGTTTCAGACAGCGACGCGCCCTGCCCGGGGTTCGTCGGCATGCCGGGCAATTGAGGCATGAGCATCCGAAAAACGGATTGCGCACCTTTGAACAGCGCTGCCGTGATCGTGAACGGATCAGTCCCGCGCGGGAGCTTGTAGATCCTCACAATGTCGCCGCGGTCGATGATGCGCTCGGCCCACTCGCCGGGATGGATGAACTCCTCATGCGCCTTTTTCTGCTTGTCGGTCAGGTCACCGCAGAGCGCAACCTCGGCGGGGACGACACCGATGGAGAACGGGTGAACGTCGTGGCAGCGGTACCCAGGCGAATTCGCAGTCAGCCACGCATGGATCGTCGTCCTGCGGCCGATCGGATGCCGCTCCAGCGGTTCTCCGTCAAGGAGCGATGGGTAGATTTCGATCACGGTAGAAGACCACCTTGGAGTATTTGTCGGAGAACTTCTGGAGCGGAGTGAGCGACACCCCGCTTCCCGGGTTGATTTCGAGAATCCGCAGGCGACCATCCACCTCGACCAGCAGACCTACGTGATCGAGCAGCCGCCCTCTGTAGGCCGCAGCGATGACCCCAGGCCCTGGCTCGCACTGCTCAAGCGCGCGCTCGATCTCCGTATCGCACGCCCGCTGCATCGAAACCGGGGTGAGTCGCGTGACACCACCGAAGTCGGTCAGCATCGGCAGTCCGAACAGCTCAACCCGCGCTATGAGCGTCAGGCCCCAGCAGTCCAGGCACGGCAGGGCCCGCCCGCCCTCGGTATAGATGGCGGAGAGGTATCTGTTCGGCATGGGATCAGGACCAGTATTTGAGTCCGGGGAACTCGCTGGCGTTGTAGATGTGGCGCAGCGCGGCGGTGTTGATGAGGTCGTAGTAACCGGCCTCTACCTGGACAGTGAGACTTTCGAAGTCGGCACCTTTCACGCGCATCCGATAGGGACGCTCTGCCGGCGCAGTCAGGTCGCTTTCGAGGTAGATTCGCAGGACAAGCGTGACTGGCTCTCCAGCGTCGATGGCCTCGGCAATATACTGCTGAGCAAAGCCGGTCACGTTGTCGATGGCAAAGCCGACGTTCTGGTTTCCGCTGTTGTCACGCTTCGGGATCGACACGTCGATAGCGCCAGCAATGAACGTCAGCAGCCGACCGTCTTCGGTCATGCAGGTGATGTCGTCATAGCCCTGGCAGATGAGGATAGGCTCCGGCCACGCCGGGCAAGACAACTCGACCGTGGCGAGCTTCAGGTCTTCACCGCCGGAGGCATAGAAGCGCTCAAGAGCCGTCGCCATGTCTCGGCCACTCCCTGTTCATCGCGATGTCGAAGATATCCGCGAGGAGGATGTACTCGGGCAGAATCTCGGCCCACCCAGGATCGATGATCGAGCGCTCTCGCATCACGACGGTTGCGTTGAAACGCCAGTGGTCGCGCCCGACGAGATAGCCACCGTCGTAGATCCCCTCGAAGTGCAGGTTGCACGGAACGATTCCCTCTTCCGTACGCAAATCGCACTCGAACCACTTGACGCCGTCTTTCAGGACGTCTCGGTACCACCCTTTGAATAGCCGAGCCTGCTCAGCAGTGAACAGCCAGGAAACCTCCAGAGCGACCGGCACATTGCTGAAGTTCCGCCTGTAGCGTGCCCGGCCGCTCTGGAGGGACGTCCTGGCCATAGGCTCAACCGTCTTGAAGCCGTACCCCTCCCTTAGTGGGAAGGGAAGGCCATCAGGCCATTTGATCATCGCCCTGCCCTCTTAAATCCATAGGCGCCTTCGATTGCTTTCGGATAAAGCCCCTGGCCGGACGAAACCTTGTTGGCAAAGTCCTGCTCGACCGCATCGAGTGTTACCCGCAGGTTGTTCCCGTCCGTGGTGGCGGTGGCGGAAACCGGAGGACCGTTGTTGATGATCTGCAGGCTGATCTGCGGCGAGCCCTGCGCGGTGGCGTCGCCGTTGCTGATCACCTCGCCTCGCGTGTTCGGCAGCATGTACTGCCGGCCATTCGCAGCCTGGAACACCTCTGGCGCGCCGTTCTCGTTGATGCGGTACATGCCACCAGCCCCTACGGGGCCGCCGTACTGTCGGCCACCACCGAACATGCCAAGCATCGCCGGGATGGCAGCCGCCATTGCGGTCAGGCCAGCCGTTGCCGCCCCACCGAATGACGCAACCGAGGCGGCAGCGGCGGCTGGCGCGTAGGCAGAAGCCATAGCTGCACCTGTCGCCGCGGCTGTCGTCGCCGCAGCCGCCTGCTGGGCCTGCCCCATGATGAAGTTCTTCGCCTGTTCGATACCGACCTTGACGAGGGCGCCCACGACCTGGTTCAGCATGGCGCCGGCCAGTTGTCGCATTGCATCGGCACCGTTGTTCGCCCCGGTTATCAGCCCTGTCAGAGCGTTCGTGCCGGCCTGCTGCACCTGATCCAGCGTTGCCATGATCATCTCGTTGCCGGCAGCCTGGCGGCGGAATCGCTCCTCCTCCAGTTGCTTCATCGTGGCATCGTGCTGTTGCTCGGCCTGCGCCTTGAGTTCCAGGTAGCGCTGGTCCTCGAGCAACTTGGCCTCGTTCAGCTTTTTCAGATTCTCCAGTTCGGTCTGGTAGCGCTGGTCTTCGCCGGCGATAGGGTCCATTTGCCCCAGCAACTGCTTGTTGGCTTCGACCTGTTGCGCTTCGTACAGAGCTGCGGCGAGCGCGCGGACCTGGGCGACCTGCTCCGGCGTGGCGTACTCGTTGAGTTGCAACTCTGCCTGGGTCTGCATCAGGTCCTTGCCCTTCAGGCCGACAAGAGCGAGTTGCTGGCCGAGGCTGGCAATGGTGTCGATGTTTTCCTTCTGCGCCTGGGCGAGTTCCTGAGCGGCTTTCTTGGCTGCCTTCTGCGCCTCGGTGAGCTTCTTCGTGCCTGCCGTGGCAGCGGCCTCGGCGTTGACAGTGCCTGTCTTCCCGCCAGATTTCCCCTGGGTAGATGGTGGCGCCACATTCGGCACGACTACCGGAGGCTTCTTCTCCTGGTCCTTGTAGAACTGGTCGATCAGCGCTTGTGTCGCGGCGATGTTCGCCTTGATTTCGTCCTCACTGAACAGCGCGATCGCCTGCCCTTTCCCACCGATGCGCAGGCGCTTCAGCGGGTTGGCCAGCATCTCCTGGTACGTGTTGAGCTGGTCCTCCAGGCGGACAATATCGTCAGACGCCGCGCCGTGTAGCGCCGCGGCAATTCCCTCGGCCGCCCATTTGACGATCCGAACGGTTTCTTTCGCGCCGGAGATGATCTGGTTGAGGGCGCCTACCACCCCGGCCGCCAACTCCTGGGCGGCACGAATGGTCTCGGGGTCCTGCAATGCATCCGCGAGTTCGGCGATGTTGCTGGTCAGAATCTGGCTGGCGCCGCTCGACTCGTTCACCTTTCCGATGAACACCGTCATGCTGTTGCGCAGCTTGGTAAACGAGTCTGCGACCGATGTTTCCATCTCATCGGCCAGTGCCTTGTTCTCGTCCCGGGTGCGGCGCAACCCTTCGTTCAACGCCTCGACAGACAGCTTCCCGCTGGCGCCCAACTGCCGGATTTCAGCCTGGGTCCTCCCGGTAGCCTCGGCGATGCCCTCTACGATCGACGGCGTCGCGGCCATGATCGAGGCCCAGCCATCGGCTTCGACCTTGTTCTTCATCAGCGCCTTGGACCACGCATCCATGGCGGTGGTGGCCTGGTCGGCGCGAGCAGCGTCGCGAACCAGCGCGTAGGAGAACGAGTCGGTGATGTCCAGGACGTCGGACGTGGTATAGCCGAGATCCCTGAGCGTGTCAGCCGTAGCCAGGTAGACCTCTTGAGCCTCGCTCAGCGCCCGGAAGGTGCCGTTGGCGGTCTGCAACAGCCGCTCCTGCACCATGGCGTACTCTTCGGCGCTACTGGTAGCGTTCCGAATGCGCGAGGCCATCTGGCCGTACTGGTCGGAAAGTTCGATGACCGACTGGAGCGTCCGGAGCGAAAGGTAAGCAGCAACGACCCGGGTCAGCCCGCTGTATGCCGAGGTCTGGGCGCCGATCTGCTGGTTGGCCTGCCGCACAGCTCCCGCCACCCTGGTCATGCGGGTCTGCAACTTCCCAGCAGTCGCATCGGTCCGCTGCATGGAACCCTGCATGCTGTCCAGCGAGCGATCGGCGGCGTTCGCACCGTTGACGAGGCTGGAGGTATCCGCCTCGACGGTGTAGTAGATGCTGCCGACATTCTCAGCCATCAGGGTGCTCCTTTCGCCCGCGCCTTGCGCTTGGCCTCGATCTTGTCGAACCACTCCATCGTCGCGTCATGCTCTGCCGCGGTCGGGGCTCTGGCGCCCGGAGCGTTCGATTCGGTTGGGGGGTATTTCGCGCGCAGGGCGCCGATCAGGCCGGTCATGGTCATGGACCAAGCTTCGCGCTCGCTCAGCCCCAGGTGCGCTATCGCCGTCGCGACGTACTCCCGCGCAACGAATTCCCCCGAGTAGTTCGGCTCTTCGTCGTGGCGCCGGGGGAGTGGCGGAAGCGCTCCTGTGACGCCGTGCTTCAGCAGGCAGCGCGCGAGAGGCACAAGGTGCTCGACGTCCGCAGTTCCTGGCCGGTAGACCAGGTCCTGGTCGTAGTAGCCAAACACGTCGGACAGGTCCTGCTCACTACAGGCCACCACCACGGCCAGGGCGTCCGCGAACTGGTCCGCCTGATGCTTCTCGGTGATCGGGTCGCTCATGACGCGCGCGAAGACGTCGACAATCTCGGCCGGCGTACCGAGCTGGGTCATGGCGTACAGGGACGGCCGCAGGAGAAAGCACTCCCCTGAGGCCGTGTGTACGCCTATCTCACCGATCTCGGTGAGGATCACGGTGCAGTAACGGTTACCGGAACGGTCACGCTCACCGACGGCCGCGCCGCACTGGTGATTTTCACCGTGGTGGTACCGACATCAACGCCGGTAACCAGGCCGGTAGAGCTCACGGTAGCAATTGCCGGCGCCGCACTTTCGTAGACCAGGCCAGGAGCCGCGCCGGTCGGAGATACAGCGGCGGTCAGTTGCTGGGTGGCGCCTTCGGCGATCGAGACGGAGGTCGGCGAGACGGTAATGCCCTGCACCAGCGGGATGACCGTGACGGTTGCGGTATCGGTAACGCCCGGGGCTACGCTGGAAGCAGCGGTGATCGTAGCAGTGCCGGCCGACAGCGCGCTCACATCGCCGGTAACCGCGTTCACCGCGGCCACGGTCGGCGCACTGGAGGTCCAGCGCAGGCCTTGCGGAGCGCCAACAGGCAGCACGACGCCCTCGAAGTTGAAGCCCTCGCCAACGGTCAGCGAGAGAGTCTCCGGCACGACTTGAATGCTGGTCGGGTCCGGCGCATCAGCGTCGGGGGTATCCTCGACGATCAGGCCGAAGTCCGAAGCGGTCGCCGAAGCCTCGAAGCTGTAGGTGGTGACATCGTCGTATGGTGCGGAGCGACTGAGGTTGCTGATGAGCATGAATGCGGTGAAGGTCAGGTCCGGGAAGGTCATGCGCATCCAGACAACAGGCTGTCCGCCGGTCGCGTCCGGCTTCACGACATGCTTCGTCAGGTCGATCAGGTTCTGCGCGCCGGCACCGGAGGCCTTCACGGTACCGTCACCGGAAATGGTCAGCGTCTGGAAACTGGCCAGGTTCTCCCGCAGTGCGCCAACCGAGTCGGAATCAGTCGCGTCGATGGTGTCCCACTCGACGGTGAATTCCTTCGTGCGGAGCGACCCAAAACGGCGCCAGTCATTCTCCGCCGGCAGCGCATCGCCGCACCCGATGTAATACTCGAGCACGACGTCGCGGCCCGGAAATTTGAGCTTCTTGCAAGCCATGTCTGGCCTCCTGATTAATAGAGAACTTCAAGGTCCAGGCTGTACCAGGCCCGGTTTTCGGTGGTGTATCCGGGCCCTATCGGCTCGCCGATTGCCCGAACAGATGCGGCGCCACAGGGGACGCTGTCACCAAGCGCTGCCTGCGCCAGGGTCTCGATTGAGTTGCCGACGTCGACAACGTGTTTCCTGACGCCCTTCGGGCCGAGGAGGATCACCTTGAACCGCAGGCGACGGACGTCGACCTGGGTCGGGGGACCGCCGGTTTGCTGGATCGCTGCGATGAATGCCGAGTCGAGCGAGGGGTGGTCGACCCACATCCCACGGCTGTACTGGTAGCCCTCGCCCAGGATCGAAGCCAGCCAATCCTGGAAGGCGTCGTAGGGTGTCATACGCGGTAGGTCCTGCGGAGGATGGCCGGGATTGCTGGAATGATCTGGTCAAAGCCCTTCGTGAGAAATTCAGGCTCCGCATTCGGGTCCCAGTAGTCCCCCCGGCTAGGGTCATTCTCGTCCCGTGGCTGGCCGGCGAGAGTGCCTGGCGCTTCGTGGACTGCTGCTGCGTAGGCAGCGGTGTAGCCGACACTACCCTCGACCCCGTTTGGGCCAACAGTGATCTGGGGGGCCGTTTGGCTGTTGACCAGAGTCGATGTGTCGATCGGTGTCATGGTCTGCGCCATTGCCGCTCCCTGGCTCAGCACTTCATAAACAGCGCGCTCGGAAACGCCGCCGGCAATGTTTTCGACAGCCACACGAAGATTCCGCCGGACGCGGTCGATGCCTTGGATTGCCATGTCAGGTCACCGTATTGGATAGAATTCATGCGCCGCATACGCGCAGGAGAATTGACGATGCTCACCGCACAGCGATTGCAAGAGGTAGTTATCTACGAACCCGAAACTGGCCTTTTTACCTGGAGGCAAACGCTCTCCAATCGAGCCATAGCCGGTCGTCAGGCGGGCACCATTGATGCGCGTGGATACTTGGTGATCAAGATCGACGGAAAGCGCCATCAGGCAAATCGTCTTGCCTGGATTTACGTCCACGGGAGGCTGCCGAATGGGGTGGTGGATCACTTCGATGGAGTTCTCACCAACAACCGGATATCCAACCTTCGTGAAGTGCCTCAATCCACCAACACCAAGAACAATAAAGTCTCGAAGAACAACACTTCTGGGCACCCTGGTGTCTACCTGAACAAGCGAACCGGTCGCTGGTACGCGCAGATATGGGACAGCATGAAATGCATCCACCTGGGCAATTTCATAGATAAAGCTGACGCAGTGGCAGCAAGAAAATTAGCTGAGGAGAGACTTGGTTACGTGGTTCGAATCTAAGTCACGAGCAGAAAATCAGGATCCTCTCCAAAAAAGCTCATGTCCCAGTTCGTCACCGAGCGAATCTCTTCCCAGCCGTTGGATCCGTCGAACTGGATCAGGTCCAGGTACTTCGGCCGGCGGTCCTCGGTGAATATCTGGTGTCGCGATACGAACTCAGCCCCCCGCGCTCCAGATTGCCCGCCCTCCTCCCGCATCTGCTCGCTCTTGGCGGTCCAAGTGCAGGCGATCTCGTACTCGGGGCCGTAAACGGCCTCCTGGGTCGAAAGGTCGAAGTGCAGGAATGGCCGAACCGTCGCCGTGTTGGTGTAACTCCAATTCGCTGTCGTGCTCATGAGTCACCACACATGCAGCCACCGCGCGCGATCCAAAGACCGCCGTGTGCGGTCTGGGTTGGGTTCGGGGGAATCAGCCCCGTCGCACATCCGTACTTGTCCAGGGCGTTCAGCAAGGCCAACTGCGCCTTCCAGCGATCAGCAAAGGCCTGGTAGCGGAACGATCGAGAAGCGCCGGATGGTGCCGTCTGGCTGCTGATGTACTTGTCGGCCTGGGCCAAGGCAAACAGCGCCAGCAGGTAGGCCTGAATCAGCAGCGCGGTCGATGCCGGGTAATGGGCATCCAGGCAGTCCTGGATCTGCTGCAACTGCTCGATCCACGCCGCGAGGATGAAATCGGGCACGTTGTCGATGCCCTGGCTCTGCAGGTACTGCCGGGCCTGTTCAACTGTGATCATGTCCGATTCCTGGAAGAAGAAGGCCCCATTTCCGGGGCCAGAAACGACGAAGCCGCCCGCAGGCGGCCTCTCGTCACGCACCGGTCACTCGGTTTTCGGCGGTCGCCCTCGGCGTTTCTGCTCGACATCCGAACTTGCAGCCGGCGTAGCTGCTTCGAGGACAGAATCACCGCCGAGGGGGCGCACGTTGGGTTTCAGCGACGGGTGAAGGTGCTCCAGTTCCACCACGTCGCCCACGCTTACGCCATGCCAGGCGCGGGTCACTTCGTAGCGCACGTCGCCCCCTTACGCCAGGTTGGCGCCGTAGATCACGCCGGACAGACCTTCGTCGTCCTTCTTCACCTGGATACCCATGGCGCTCATGATCTGGAAGTTGTAGTTGACCTGCGGCAGCGGGCGCGGCAGCGGGATAACACCGGTAGCCATGCCGACCAGCGGGGTGACCACGTCCCGGCGGCGCTGATAGCCCAGGAACTCGTTACCCGACAGGGCGAACGACTGGCGAATGGCGCGAGCCGGGATGAACGGGGTGATCAACTGCAAAACAGTGCCGCCGCTCAGGATCGTGCTGCCACCGATTGCCACGGTTGCCGGGCGGTTCATGTTGCCCCAGATTTCCGGGGACACCCACAGCACATCGTAGGCATCGACCTTGTTGTTGCGGGCGGCCTGGCCGAAAGCGCCGGTGGTGAAGAACGCAGCCAGTTGCTCCTGGGTGGCAGTGGTCAGGTCGATGTTCGCGCCGCCGGCGCCGGAACCCAGGTTGACCTTGATGGTGTTGCGGTGATTGCGCAAACCCTGAGCCGGGTAGTTCTCGACCTGGATGTTGGTGGCACCGTCCAGGGTGTAGGCAACGATCCGCTTGTTGAACTTGCGGAGCTTCGCAGCCTGCGAGTCCAGAACCAGGTCGATGCCGACGGTGTTCATGCCGGCGGCATGGCGCCAGTTGACACCGTAGCCGGCGGTGAATACCGGGATCGGGTCGCCGTCGGAGTTGTACTCGGTGTGATCGAAGGAGTACGGGGCCTGGCCGTCGATGCTCACCGACACGTCATCGGCGATGTCGCCGACCACGTTGTAGAGCTTGGCGGTCTTGCCGATCGGAAGCACGGTCTGCACCTGCAGGAGATCGTTGACGATCTCCATGCCGGTTTCCTGGTTGCGGTACTGGATGATCTGGGCGTCGATCTCTGCCCAGAACTCACGACCCAGGCCGGCGAGCGCGTTGCAGGCCAGCATTTCGGGGGTCATGGCGCCACGATGGTGGGTGATCATCGCGGCGTTCTGGTTGTTCCAGATGTTGCGGTTGGCCTGCAACTCCTGGAAGTGGCCCATCAGGCGGGGATGGGCGGCGATTGCTTGCTGGGTGAGGAACATGTGTCCGTACTCCTATTAGGGCGCCGGGGCGGCGACACTGCCGACACGGAAGCGGATGCGGATGAAGTCGGTTTGGCCGGAGGCGATGACTGCATCGTCCTGGCTGTAACCGAGGACCGTGTCGGTATCGCTCGACGCGATGGCACCCTGGCCACTGGTTCCGAGCTTGATCGGCGTGTCCTTCTTGTAGGTACCGGCCGGGCACAGCACGGCGAGTTCGCGACCCTCTTCGACGTAGTTGCCCACGGCCGAATGGCCGACGGGAACCGCATCGCGGATGTTGAGGCCTTCGTGGTGAGCGCAGTCGATGACGTAGAGTCGGCCAACGCTTGCGCTTGCCTGGGCGAACAGGTCGCTGCCATTGATCACGGCGAACGTGCCGGGCAGGAGTGCCGCGGCGGTCTTGCGGGTTTCGGTCTTGAACAGCGACTTGCCGTCGATGTTCACGCGACGATAGCGAGACATGGCTTACTCCTTCGGCAGGTTGGCGATATCGGCGGTGAGGCCGCCTTTGTCGGTGGCAGCATTGGCGCCCAGCGGAGCGGATTCGCCGCACTGCTTGAACATTTCCTTGAGCGCGTCGCCGGCCAGGCTGTTGGCGATGACCTCGCCGAACCGAACCTTGACCGCTTCACGCATGCTGTCTTCCTCGGCGCGCTGGTTGGCGGTCAGCGTGTCGGCCAGGGCCTTGTGGTTGGCGACCAGGCCGTCGACCTTGTCGGCCAGGGGCTTGATGATGGTGTCCGCCAGTTCCTTGATGGCGCTGGAGGTGTTGGTGCCGATTTCCTTCACGATTTCGGCCTTCTCTTCGGGGGTCAGGGGCATGTCGCCCTCCTTCTCAGGTTGATCAGGCCGAGCCTGACGATGGGTGAAAATGTTCTTGATGCTGTTGGCCACCATGGCGACCCAGGACTCTTGCCGGACAACGGGCTGGCCGGACTCGTCGAAGACGATCTTCCCTGCCTCGACCTTGTAGCCGTACACCTCGGTCACACCGCCGTTGAGGCTGATCACGGCCTGGGAATCAGTGAAATCGGCAACCCATGCGTACTGATCGGGCCCGGAGGCGAATCGCTCCTTTGCGGCTCGGTCCAGGCGCTGCTCACGCTCCCGGTAGGACTCGCCAACCAAGGCGCCGGAGTTCGGCTGAAGCGGCACAGCCTGGTCCGCGTTCACCATGAGGCCGACGCCCTGCTCAGGAGTGGCCGCCCCTACTTCGTGCAGCAGGATCGCGTCGTGGTCCATGCTCTGGATGTCGGCGACCCACTCCGCGCCCTGGGCACGCTGGCTTTCGTTCGGCTCGATGCGATTGAGGAATGCGGCAACGCTGGTATGGATCGGGGGGACGTCCTCCCCCTTCTCCAGCGCCTCGACGCGCTGCAACAATTCACGACCGCCTTCCGTGGACTTGGCGAACTCGACGTCGACCCACTTCTCCATGTAGACCCGGTTGCCCGACTTCTTCACGTTACGGTTCCAGGCGCCGACATGCCCGACGTTGATCCCTTCAGGGGAGAACGCAGACACGAACTTCCCGTCGACCATCGGGTGCCCGAGCGGCGCGAGCGTTCCCTCCAGGCCTGGGTAGTGCTTGTCGATCTGCTCGGCGGTGTAGAGACCACCGTTCATGATCACGCCGGCCGGCAGGGTGTAGCTCGGCAGAACCAGGTGTTCGCGCCCGTTGTGTGTCTCACGCCGAATGCTGGCGCTGTTGACCTGGGTGGTGATGTTGACCTGCATGGGCATGGCTCAATCCTCTTTCGCCCAGGGCCCGCGCCCTTTGGCTTTCATGACTTGGTAGTTGCGGCGCGCGCGCTCGACGATGGCCGGGACAACCGGGTTCCCGTCGTCGTCGACCAGCACCTCGACCTGGCTGCACTTGCAGTTGCTCGCAATTATCTCTCCGGCTACCATCAGCCCAGACAACTCCTCGAGGTCATAGACATGTCCGCAAAAATCGAATCGCTTGACCATTACGACCTTGTCAGCAGATATCTGGCTGGACAGTCCGAACAATCCATTGCCAGGGAGGCCGGAGTATCTAGAAGCGTGATCCAGCGAATCCTGACGGAACGCGGGGTGGAGCGGAGAAACAGAAAGATGGGCGCCCTGCAACGGTACTCCGGCCTCGATTCTGCCGCCCGGAGAGCCGTTACCCAGGCCGCCATCTCCGTTCGGCGTGGACAAATCGAGTCCGACGAGATTCGGGCCAAGAGGGCTGCGGCCCAACGAGAAGACAGAGTTGGTATGTTCGAAGCCGAGGTGATCAAGGCCTTGCTCGAGAGAGGGGTTCATGCCGAAGGTCAGCGGGCAATTGGCCCGTACAACATGGATATCGCCCTTGACGAGCCTTCCGTCGCCGTGGAGATCTACAGCATTCACCCCACTAAAGAACGAATGGCCAGACTCCATCAGCGCGCCGAATACATCCTCGACACTGGAACATCCATGCTTGTCGTTCAGGTCACCTACCCCAGGCGCATCTTCGACCTCTCCGCGGTTTGCGAGAAGATCATCTCCTTCCATGATTTTGTGCGCCGGAATAAGGCCTCGGCAGGTCATTATGGGGTGATTCGGGGTAACGGCGAGCACGCGCCCACCAGCAGTCACAAGCTCAATGGCAGGACCCTCATAGTAGGCTTTTGACCCAGCAACAAACCTTCCGCGAACCCTTGTCCACGGCAGGTAGCAGTTGATCGAGTTTCCGTCTCGGCTGTACCAGTCCCTAACCTCATCTGAGGTGTAGAGCCTGGCGTGCCTGGCCGCGTGAGCTGCCCTGGTGCTGGGGGACAGGGCCGACATGTGCATCAGCTTCGACTGGACGCCGTAATCGGCCTCAGCAGCGTCTTTCTCGTCCCAGCGAGCCCTTCGGAGTGCGGTAGTGACCTCGGTGCGGGCGATGCGATGGCCTCGACGCGCCTCGATGCCGGTCTGGGCGGTCAGGTCCCGTGCAATCTCCCGGGGATTCTTCCCGCGCCCCATGCCTTCGGCGAGGATGCGCGCCATGTCGGCCTTGACCTGGCCCGACAGCCCCTTCATTTCCTCGAACTCCCGAGCGCGAAGCAGCGCCATGCGCGCGCGGTAGGCGTCGGATCGGAGGAGCACATCCAGCGACTCCCGGCCAGCGCGATACGCCGGCGACTGCTGCGCCAGGTTGGCGTGGGTCTGCGCAGTCCCGCGGATGTAGGCAACCCCGACGTAGGACTCGAAGAACCAGAGGTCACGCTCCCCGCCCTCTTGCAGGATCTCGTCGACCATCAGGTTGGTGTCGGCGAAGATCGCGGAGAGAAGGGCCTGGTCGAGACGGTAGGTGTACTGCTCGTTCACCACCGGCTGGGCCGGGATTCGATCCAGGGCGGCCACGTAACCATCCCTGATCTTCCGCATGCGCCTGTCGAACTCGCGCATTGCGCCCCTTTCCAAGCGATCTACCCCGGTCGGGTCACTGCTGCTTGCCGGTAGGATCGGTGCGCGCGGCATCGTCATCCTCCGGTTCGGTGTCAGGCAGCGGGCCGCCACCCTCGAGCGGGTCGTATCCAGCTTCTTCGCGTATTTCCTCCGCAGTGAACACGGGCTCGCCAGTGCCGATCGCGGCGCTGTTGATCTCGCTCATGGTCTTGGAGTTGGCCAAGCGCTCGGCCTTGGTCGGCACGGTGAGGTCATCCCAGATCGCGGTGAACTCAGCCTTCAGCGGAACCACGCCGATGCGCATCAGGTGCGCGAACAGGTCGTTGATCTCGAACGTCAGTTCTTGCACCCGGCGCGCCTGGCATCTGGCGTTGTGGTACTTCTGGTCCTCACTGCTCGCCCGCTCGCCGGTCTGCATGCCCACCAGAATCTTGGTCGGGATGTCGACGCCGGCGGCGGCGGTTTGCAGGTTGACGTTGTACGTAGGCCCAGGGTCCGAAACGGCGGACACCATCTGCGTGACGGTCGCACCCTGGGTTGGAAGCAGGACATCGTTGCCGCGGTTTAGCTGACGCGCCGCCTCGTTGAAGCGTTCGTTGAGCGCATCGAGCGTCACGCCGTAGGTGCTGGCGATCTCGCCGAGGTTAATCTCCTTGTCGAAGTTCAGCAGGAGCTGACGTGCAGCGTTCTTCAGGAACGATTCGCCACTGCCTCCCTCGACCTTCTCCAGGCTGATGAAGGAGTTGTAGGCAGGCTCCAGGAAGCCGATTGCATCGCCGGTCCAGTCTCCGAGGATAAACACCCGATCCGGATGGATATCCCGCACCAGGCCAGGGCGCCCGGCTTGGGAGGCCTCGGTGTATTCCCACATGGTGGGCTGCCCGTAGGTCTCGCTATCTAGCTTTTCGTCGAACGACTTCGGCTTAAGGCACCCAGCCCAGGCCGGGGTGACCTTCGCCAGGCCATTGACCTTTCCCGTGACAGGCATATCCCACGGCTGGCTATCCCTGATGTGCAGGAGCAACCCGGAATACCGACCCACCAAGCGGCGCCGGTCGGCTTCGGAGACAGCCCGCCAGAACCTGCCGCCTGCGATCAACGGCTTGTTCTTCCTCTCCCACTCGGTTTCGTCCTTGGAGCGGTCCTGATCGTCGCCCTCGATGACCTGCGGATTTGTCTTCCAGCACGTGGTGACGATTTTCTCGACCGCGCCATGGGCGATGCCGCCCCGCCGGTACATGGTGTACAAGTCGTTGAACGTGATTTCCTGAGGGAAACCATACTCGCACCATGCCTGTGGCCGCTTGGCGTCATGGCCGATGCCCTGGTTCAGCAGGCTCATTCGCGCACGCGCGATAGCACTGCTCATCGCGTGATTGACCGCGAGGTCGAGTTTGTCAGTCATGATCAGTCCGATTTCAGGATGAGGCCTGGCTTGTCCGTCTCGCGGACCAGTTCGACAGATGAGAGGTTGGGGTCGCGCCAGACAATCGTCCCTTCGGCGCCAGCGTTCTCGACCGCCACGGTGCGGGCGCAGGACGTGCAGCGAGCACGGACCACCATGGAGCGGCTGGTTGCGCGCTCCTTGAGGATGAAGATGGCCATCAGCGGGCTCCGGGAAGAAGGATGCCAAGCGGCGCGGCTCCGCCCAATTCGGTCAAGGCGTAGACCATGGCATCCAGCCGGTCCGGCGACTTCTTCGCCGTCGCGGGGATGTACTCCATGAGCTGGTTCTCCAGCAGATACAGCGCGCCTTGGTGAGCCACCCTGCCTTGCTCGTACAGGGCGGATATCGGCTCAGCACGGGCGAACTTTCCCTTGTTGGCGTGGATTCGGATGATTCGCCCCTTGAAACCCGCGTTCTTCAGGGTCTCTTCCGCCATGTCGCCGCCTTGGTTCGTCTCAATAACGATCGCGTCGGCCTGGTGCTGCTCGTATGCAGCCATAGCCTTTTTCGCCCAACCGGCTGGTGAGTATTTCCCACTGTAATCGCCATCGACCGAGAACTGGCGGGAGTCACCAGCACCGTAGGAACTCGCCGCCACGATCCCAGTTTCGTCGCTCTCGTCGCTGTTGGTGGCCTGGGGATCGATGGCCACTACGCACCGCTTGCGGTCGGCCCTGATCTGCAATTGATGCGCTGCATTGATCAGTTGCTCGGTCCACAGCGCCCCCTCAGCGTTGAACCGCCGAGGTTTCTGCATGTACTGGGCTTCTGCGGTGCGTCGATGCGAGAAAAGCGCTGTGCGGTGGCTCTCGTTGTGCTTGAAGGGCCATAACCAGCCATCCGGAAGGCCATGCTCGACCGGGATTCCGTGAGTGTTTTCCGCTGGGTACGGCTCGCTGTTGTCGATGATCACTGGCAGGTTGAGGTGATGCCACATCTCCCCTGACCCACCTCGCAGAAGGTAGCCGCTCAGGTCGTGGTAATGGATCCTCTGCATGATGACGATCATCGGCGTCGTTTCCAGCGCCAGGCGAGACTTGATCGTCTCGTTGAATCGGCTATTCACGCCGTCACGAACAGTCTCGCTGTATGCATCGTCCGGTTTTACCGGATCGTCGATGATCAGCGCGCCCTGCCATCCAGGCTCCATGTGGCCGGCGCGAAACCCTGTCACCTGGCCGGCGGCGGACGATGCATAAACCCCGCCGCCATGCTCAGTCCACCACATGGCCTTGCTGTCGGCGTCATCTCGCAGCGACATAGGCCACATGGCCTGATACGCCGAGGACTTCACCATACCGCGCGCCGTACTGGAGTTCAGTAGGGCCAGATTGTGCGAGTAGGACAGGTGCATGAACCTGGCGCGGTTGTTCATCGCCAGGCCACGCCCGATCATGTTGATCGTCGCCAGCTCGGTCTTTGTGTATCCAGGAGGCACGTTGATGATCAGGCGCTGGATCTCACCATCCACCACCCTGTCCAGCGTCTCCTGGATCACGCGGTGATGCGGCGCGACGATCATCTTCGAACCCATGCGCTGCTTGAAGAAGTAGCGCGCGAAGTAAAGGCCGTCCGCCTCGCACTCTACCTTTCGAGCGAGGGTAATGGGGTCAGCAATCATCTTCCGCGAGCATCTCTCGACGAGCCTGCATGTAGTCCTCCTTGGTCAATGTGGCAACTGCCAGAGGACCACCATCAGGACCGGACACTTCATGCTTCGTCGCAGACTCCCATCCCTGCATCTTTGCCAGTTGCTGGATGGCCTGCAGAGGGCTATGGGTCTTGATCCGAATGCCATCTTTCGTGGCAGCCAGTTCAGAGATTGCGGCCATCTTCTGCGGGTCTTGCAGGGCTGAGTCCTTGATCTTCCATGCCGCCTGGATTACCGGCTGTCCATCTTGTTCGCCTATCTCATAGCTGCCGAACTCGACCAGGTCAGCCAGATCGGTGCGGGCGAATCTGGAAAGACGCTCCAGGGCCTCCTGACGGGTCATCACCGCATCGGTAACGGCGCTGGCATTCAGTTCTGCCATTCTTGCGGCAATCTTGGGGTTATCGATCAACTCTTTTGCCGTACGATTTACGGTCTCAGGCTTCATGTTCTTGGCGTCGTAGCTGAGCCTGTACGCCTCACTGGCATTCCCCGTCTTCAGGTATGCCAGGCAAAAGGCTTCCTGTTTGGGTGTCAGCGCCATGAGAGGTCTCCACCGAATATCTGCCGGCGCCGGGACCAGGCGTAAAGTACGAGCCCAGCATGGAGAATCACCGAAAATGGATTAACCGGTGCGCCCTTCATGTTGCAGAAGGTGCACTTGGTCATCAGCTGCGCCTTCCCTTAATTGTCTCAAGATATGCATCGTATGAGATGCGCGACTCCATCTCTTCGCCGCAAAGCCTTACCCGCTTGTTAACGAGTGCGAACGTGACCGTGACGGTCGGAATAGGGCCGTCGTTGCTGACGCTCAATGAAAGCTGGCCAGGGAGCGGCTTCCCGTTGCTGTCACACAAAATCAGGCATGTGCCAGTGTTCTTCAGCAGAAGAGGAGCATCCATCAGTACACCCTCAGAATGTGGGCCAAGTTCCCCCGCGCACGACACACAAGGCCGAGCAGGATTGCCAGGACCAGGGTCAGCCAGGGGGAGACAGGATTCAGTCTGTAGCCGTGGAGTGCATCGAGCATCACGCTCAGGGCGAAACACCCACTACCAACGCACAGCAGGTATGCGAGCCAGGACACTCCCCGGCGATACCTTGCGCCCTGCCGGCGGTATGTCGCCAGCCGCATGCAGATGGCGCCGCAAATCATCGCGGCCACCAGAGTCCAAGGGTCAACCATTACGACCTCCAAAGCGGTCCGCTATGAAGCGGAGCCAACCAGGCGTCTCCCCCCCCTGCACCCACTCCAGCAAGCTGGTGCCCACTGCGACGCAGAACAATGCCCCACCAAAGGCGACCAGGCCCGATGTTCTTGCCCACTCCCGCCCAATGACTTCGCCGGCGACGTAGTAGCCAACGATCCAGGACGCAGCGAAGTAGCCAAGGCGAGCCCAGGCCGAGATGTCCTTGGCATACACCACGAAGAAGATAGCCCCAGCAAAAGCCCCGATCACTGCATTGGCATCAATGCCAGGGATCAACGCAGACGCACCAATACCGACCAAGCCGGCGACTGCTACCGCACCACTCGGCTCGGCCATATTCACGTACTCCAGATGCAGATAAGCCCAAGTCATTGCCTGGGCCTTGTAGTGTGGTGCCGGCAGCAGGAGTCGAACCCGCAACCCTCTGATTACAAATCAGCAGCGCTCCCTGTTGCGCCATACCGGCTTATTGGCTGACGCGGATGGGATCGAACCATCGACCAGTCGGGTAACAGCCGACCGCTCTACCTCTGAGCTACACGTCATTGAATCGAGTTTGGAGCGGCTCGCGGGACTTGAACCCGCAACATCTGACTTGGAAGGACAGCGCTCTGCCAGTTGAGCTAGAGCCGCAGAATAGGTGCCGGACTAGCCGGCGTCACGCCCGCAGAGCAAGGAGCCGGGGCTTTCGCCTTGATCACCAGTGGTGACCCTTGCTTTATTCTGCCGCATGCGTGAATGCCGGGCTTCCACCGGCTCCCACTTCACTTTAACGCCTGCGTGTCCAAGGCGATCCCGGAGTATTAGGTCGCGGTAGGGCCGGGTCCCACCTTTGACCATCCTCGGCCGCGTAGTCGCAACCCAGAAGGATTCAGATCAGTACTACTACCGCTCCAACCAGGAGCAGCAGGACCAGCGCGCCACCGCCGATACCCTTGAGCAGCCAAACATCTTTCGATTCAGCAGACATTGCAGAACTCCGTAGATGGATGGAAACAAAAAGCCCCGGCAGATGCCAGGGCTTCGGTGGTGACTTTCGCCAGAGGCGAATTTGTCACGATGGAGATAAGTGTGCCTCAGCCGCACATTTGTCGTCAAGCAGCATTTTTCATCATTTTTATCGCCGAAGAGACAGGCACAAGCGCGGCCTTGTCGAGATCGTTGCAGGCATCGAAACAGGCCTGGATAAAGCCGTCCCATTCCCTATCCCAGTTTCTTGGGTCAAGTTCAATGCCATGCATACGGTCAAGCCAGGCTCGGAACGACTCAGGGCTCGGGCAAGGATCAACACCTTCGCTCTGCCCGCCCTGATGCATGCGACGGTACCGGAACAAGACTCCCGCAGCGACATGGCGCGCCTTCTCGAATTTCTTCGTGTACATCCTTGGGCCAGTTTCGTACGCGACCCTGAACACGATCTCTTCCGCAGTCTCCTTGTCGTCTTCTCCGGCCATCGGGCTGTACATGTGATTGCCGAACACCTTCAGGTGCGCCGGGAGGGTATCGATCGCCTTTTGAATCACGCCGGCGAGCGCCTGATGAACAGCCCGAGGAGTGCTAATGTCGCGCTCAGTTCTGGTCTGGTGGATTCCTGGCACGAAGGTGTATTGGCTGTAGGAGACAGCCTCCCCTTCATCGTCGATCTCGGTGATGCGTCGACGGACATATCCGCCAGCCTCGACAATTCCAAGAGCAGCTCGCTCCGCCGCCTCGGCCATGCCGCTGTTCCAAGGGGTATAGAACGCATCGTGCCAGGCGGTTCGTGCGCTGTTGAGCCTCATTCCCCTTCCCCCTTGATCAGCCCGTACTCTCGAAGGATTGCCCACTGCTGGGCCACGTATTCGGCTAGTGTCATGCGGACCATCCGATGGTCAGATGCCTGAAGATCCAGATGAGGCCTTCGATGAGAGCCCAGCCGCCAACTGCGGAGACAATCGCCACCCCGATGAAGGCGAAAGCGATGGCATCTGCGATGCCTTTGCCGATGTAGCCGCGCTGCTTGTTCTTCATGCGGTCTCTCCCCTGTAGTTTTCAGTAGCGGCCTTCAGTTCTCGCACCCAGGCCCGGAACTTGGCCTTCCCGTTGTGCGTCAATTTCGGGGCAAAGAGCGCGTCGAAGTCGGACATGCCGGCGGCCTTCCTGCGAAGGATGGTGTGTCCGCTTACCTTCACGCGCGGATCTCTAGCCCAGTTGGTTGCTGTATCGCGCCTTCCCTCGAACTCGATTAGTCCGACCTGGCTGCGCGACTCGTACGACTCCGGTCGAAATCCGCGCTTCACGTTGCAGCCACGGCAGAGAATTCGGAGGTTTCCCTCGGCATTGTTCTGGCGATCATCGTCCTTGTGATCGACATGGCAGGTTGCCCAGGTCTCAGCCTTCCCGCACAGCTCGCACGGCCGGCAGTCAGACCCTGCGATCGCCCACATCACTTGTCGATGCTCGAAGACATACCCTCCCTTGTCAGCGAGGGCATGGCCTGGTTCGAATATCCGAACGTATCCATTTGGCGTAATGATTCGCTGCTGGCGGCTGCTCAGCTTCTTGGCTACCGAGCCATTTCTCCGCATCCGGAAGTAGTGCATCTGGCAGAGCTGGGCTGTCTTGTATTGGGCATCACGCCCGCATCCATCTACGCGGCACTGCATTTGCGTCGAGCCTCCAGCCGGCGAATTTTCTTGGAGAAGACAGCCTTCAGGCGCTTCAGGTAGGGGATGTCATGACGGGCAACAGAGTTGTCACTTTCCAGTCGATCAACCTTGGCCTGGCCAATCTTCTCAATCAGGCGCGGCCGGTAGGCCATCAAATTCCCGCTCAGGTGGTTGTTACAGGCACTGCAGGACTTATTCATATTCCAAAGGTTGAAGCGGAGCTGAGGTGCTGCCCCAACACTACGGAAATGCGAGCAATGCCACTGGCCGCCCCACGTGGCGGGCTTGTCGCAACTAACGCAACCGAGATGATCATCACGGAGCCGGACGTAGCGATTGATTACCGCCTGAGCCTCGCGCAGGTGATCCGCCCTGCTCTTCAGCTTCTCCTTGCGTACCTTGATCTCCCTCCTCTCGCGGTCGGCAATGGCCTTCCGCGCCGGCTTGGCGTGCTTGTCCTTGATGGCCAAGGCGCAGGCAGGAGAGCACACGCACTGGCCAAGGCGCTGCGGGATGAACTTGGCGCCGCACTCGGTGTTCTGGCACTTTTTGGGTTTTGGCTGGCGGGCGGAAAGGGTCATTCGGCACCATCCGCGCGCATTTGCTTCCCATCCACCCCGAGTCGCGGAGTGATACCCCCGCCTGGAACACTGAGATACTGCAAGCCGGTAGCGTGGTCAGTGTGCAGCCGCATTCCACTGCGTCCGCCAGGAGCATCGGTGCTATCACGTTCGTTGCGCATGGCAGCGTTCAAGAACATGCAAAGGAAAAAGCCCAGGCAGATTCCAACAAAAGTATTCATGCCTCCACCTCCTTCGCCTTCTGCTGCTCGGGCTGGAAATCCCCTTTCAGCGGCATCAACCACTTCTCCCAAACGATGGCGCCTTGATCGTCTATCACCCACACCGGCTCGCCGTCAGGGGTTTCATAAACTCCTGGGTCCATCGGATCGCTACGATCAACCGGTCCAACCAAATGGCGGCTGATCAGTTCGACGCAGGTTCCAACCACCGGAGGGAAGGTGTGATTGATCACAAGCGCCAGATCTCCTGCCTTGAACTTGCTCATGCGGCCTCCTGCATCATCAGAGGCCACCCTTGCTCGGTGGCCCACGCTTCGATCTTGGTCATGTAGATTCCAAACTCGTCGACGGTCAGCTTCGTGGTGCTGATGCCGCGCAGCTCGGTCGAGCCGTCCGGCAACTTCACGTCTTCGCAGCCGATGAACCAGCGCTTGAACTGCTCATGCCAGACCTGATCGTCGAACTGGCGGTTGTCGACCCAGGCGACGGCGGCCAGCTCGCGCAGAAGGGACCAGTACCGCTTGTTCTGCTCAATGGAGCGCTTCGACTTGAGTGGGCGTAGAACCAGCTCGTAGCCACCCTGTGCTTCTTTCATCAGGCCCTGGATGAGGTTCCAGGCAGCGACGAAAGCTGGGCGGATGCCGGCAGCGCCTTGGATGCGGAAAGTGCGGTCAGCCACAGCACACCCCCATCCGCTCGATCATCACGTCATTGCGCGCAGTGCAGACGGCCTCGGTTACCGGGTCACAGTCGTACACACCGATCAGTTCGCCGTTTACGATCTCGCCGTCGCGGCATTGCATCTCGGCTTCGCGCCAGGTTCTGGCCTCAATTAGCCGACCATAGGCGCGCAGGCCTTCCATGCGGATCAGTTCGAACTTAGGCATGGGCAGCCTCCTTGTGCCTTCTGCATGCCTCCGCAGCAGACTCCTTGCTTCCTGGCGGGGAAATAAAATTTCCCTTGTACGAGGCCCGGAAAAGGGCCTCCGTTTGCAACATGTACTTGGCTACCGAGTACCCATCGGGCCTCCTGACGAGCCATTCGTTGATGCGCTCCCATCTCAAGAGGCCTCCCTAATTCTTTGCATGAGCAGGTCGTTGTAGTCCTGGCCGCGTGGGCAGTCGCGACGGACCTCAACGGGGATCTTGTGTTGCAGGATCAAGCGCCGGGCGAGCGATTCAGCCGCAGCCTCCCCAGTGTGGGAATGGTCGACATCAGCGAAGATCGTCACTTGCTCGACGCCGGCAGGAAGCTTGAAGCGATCCATGCGGCCGGCATCGCCAGTTGCCCAGCAAGGGACTCCGTAAAGCTGGGTGGCGGACAGTGCAGTCTCGATACCCTCGGCCAAGCCAAGATGAATAGACGGCTCGCAGAGACGGATAACGCAGTCACCCGTCTGACCAGGGGTATAGAGCTTCTGGCTGTTCAGTGATGCCTTGCGCCCCTCCTTCGTGATGAAGGTCAGGTGATAGCCTTTTCGCTTTCCCTCCACGTCGAACATGGCTGCGACCATAGCCGGCGAAGACACCTTGTCGCTCCAGTTCCATACGTTCTGGTTGAATCGCAGGAAACTGCGGGGAATCGCCTGGATACCGCGAGACCGGAGATAAAGGACAACAGGATCAATGTCAGCCAGCGGCACGTTGCCTTCGTGGATCCGCTTAAGAAGACCGCGATAGTCGCGCTCTTGCCTCACCGCCTCCCGCAGAGAACCAGCCTTGTTGTCTAGGTCCTGGGCTAGCTCCTTGAAGCTCATCCCGGTTACAGCCATCGCCAGTTTGAAACCATCACCAGCCCCACAGCCGTTGCAGTAGTACGAGCCAGAACCTTCTTTGTCATCGAAGCGGAAGCGATCCTTACCCCCGCAGATTGGACACTCAGTGTGCTTCCCGCCGAGTTGTTTCTCGGTTAGTCCGTAGGAGCGAAGTGCGTCAGCCCAGCGGCCAACCATGCGTTCCGAAGTCTTCATGCCGCAGTCCTCCGCTTCGCCCACTTGATGTTGATATGGCGAACCCACTTCTCGATCTCGGGGGTTGGGTGACGCGGAGCGATGCTCTTGGTATCGCGCGGGGCGCTGCCGCAATATTCGCGACACTTGTGCCAGGCCCAGCCAGGGTTATGCCCATGCTGCTGGGCGTATCCGAGGAGCTGCGCGAAAATTGATTCTTTCTCGGCGCTGCTGAACGTGCGCTTCTTGGAGCTACCGATTGGCACCAGCTTGCCGTCAACCCACTCGACGTCCTCGTGAGCCTGCGGCTTGAAGCCGCAAGCAGGGCAGATGCTGGTAGCGAAAAGGTGCGAGCATTTCGGGCATGGACGGGGAAGACGTTCTGCCTTCTCTTTGTTGCGCTCGCGGCGGTCGCTGTTCTTACCGGCGCCATCGTCCAGCTCGGTCGGCAGAGGCTCGGTCGGCACTCCGTTGCGAAGGCAATTGCCAGCATGGTCGATGATTACACAGTCGGACTTACCGTCAGCCGGACGGAGGCCGCGCCCCATCATCTGGTAATGCATCATCAGTGACTTCGTAGGACGCGCAAGGACAACGCAGGAAGTCTCGGGAGCATCAAACCCTTTGGTAAGCACAGCGACGTTGCAGAGAACGCGAATGGAGCCGTGGCGGAAGTTTTTGATGATCTTCGCCCGCTCCAACTCGTCCATGTAACCATCGACGTGGGCCGCAAGGATGCCGGCCTCGGTGAACTGACGGGCCAGTTCGCGGGAGTGAGCAACATTGCAACCGAAGACTACGGTCTGACGCCCCTTGGCAAGCTGTAGCCAGTTGGTGACGACATCACCCATGATCTTTGCGCTGCCCATCACTTCCGCCAGAGCATCTTCCGCCCAATCGCCATCCGTGCTGGTCTTAATTCCCTTGAGGTCGGGGATGCTCGGCGCGTAGCAGTGAGCAGGAACAAGGAAGCCTTGGTCGGTCAGTTCTGCCAGGGTCGCCGAGACAACTAGACGACCAAACACGCGCCCCAATCCCTTGCGGAACGGCGTAGCACTCAGTCCAATAACCGGAATCTTCCGATCCACGCACTCCGTGATGATTTCCTGGTGCATCTTGTGCAGGACGTGTGCCTCGTCGATCACAACCAAGTCAGGCTTAAGGTGATCGGCAAGGTCTTTCCAGCGAGACCGAAGGGTCTGGATCGTGCAGACTTGAATTGGCTTGCTGTAGTCCGTCCAGGAGTGATCTCCCTGAATAACGCCTACTTCCAATCCATCCTCGTAGAAACGCTTTGCCGCTTGGTCCACCAGTTCCAACGAGTCAACAATGAAGAATGCGCGCTTCCCTTTCGCACAGGCGCCGATCTTCATGGCAGATGCAATCGTGGTTTTGCCGGCACCGGTTGGAGCCATCAGCATCTGCACAAGATGACCATCGCGGATGCCACGACGCAGGTCGTTTAGCGCATCACTCTGGTACTGCCGCAACGTTTGAGCCATAATCTTCCTCGCTCTGTGAGCAACGCCCCGTTCTGTCCTCGCCGACTGCGGGGCGTTTTCGTTTCAGCCTTTCCAGGCCCAACCAAGGGAAGGCTCGCGTTTCTCCTCCCCACCGAACTTCGCCTCAACCATCCGCATCGCGTTGGCGGGCGCATAACCCTTCCCGATGAGCCATTCGTAGTAGCCGTTCGGGTCCGGCTTCCTTTTCTTCCCATCCAAGGGATCGCTCTGCGCTTTCCCCTTACGCCGTCGAGCCATCTCCCTCACTCCTGGTCGGGGCTTTCCCGGCTTGGCCCTGTGTTTCAGGCATACCAAGATCAAGAGGGCACCCAGCCCAACGAAATTTTCCGGAATCGGTTGTCTTTCGAGCTCGCTATACCTGGCTGGATGGAGCGACATATGCCCTCCAAACACTCCGGCTTTTCTTTCACCGGAAACTCACTTGCCGCCAGGGTTGGCATCCGAACAGTGACCGCTTGCTCGGATACAGGGTCGCCCTCCTTCCAGAATCCCCTCGCGCCTCCGCAGTCACCGGCCCATCTCGCCGTCACCTGCTTGCAGCTTCCCCGCGTCCTGGCGGTTGGTCCGACTAAGCTCTTGGGGCGTTACTCCCTCCACTTGCCGGACGCTCGGGGGCTGGTGTTTTCGCCCCGTGCTCTGTACTTCATTTCAACCGCTGCGCCTGCTCGGAGAAGGCGCTTTAACCATCACTGGCCGATGGGGCGGCTATTCAGGGACTCTTCAGTCCTTCCTGAGAAACCGGACTTTCCCGGCCCCTCTTGGCTTGGTTAGTTCGATCAATCGTTCTCGAACAATCCGAGCCGCGTACTCATCAGGCGTCAGCCCTGCTTTCTCAGCTTCTTCAACCAGCTTTCGGTACAGGGGCTCAGAGACGCCGTGAGTAATTGTTGTGTCCGGCATAAGGCCCGCCTCCGGGCCTTCAGGCCGTCATGGACTCTTCGGTATCCTGCTCAACCAGTCGGGACAGCTTTTCCTCGACGCACATACGAACGAACACAGCGGGCTGAAGGCGATGCAGTCGGGCTACTGCCTTCACGGCCTCATAGGCTTCTTCGTCGTAGCGCGACTTGATCTCGCGGTCTTTCAGGTGTCGTGTGTCGTCGTACATCTGGTGGATTTCCTTATGCGGCTAACGGGTAAAGATCGGGGCGAAGCTCATGGCGAGAGACGCCAGTAGCCTTCTCAATTTCGAGGACTCGCTTGGCAGGCACCCGCCCATAGGCACACATCTTCTGCACTGCCTGGGGAGTGACATTGAGGATGCGAGCCAGGGCGGACTGGCCGCCGGCAGCCTTGACTGCCTTACAGATCGGGTGCTCTTCCATGGTGAACCTCAAAGTTACAGTTACAACTAGAGGTTATCGCATGCTGCGCCTGACTACAACTCAAATTCACAATGATTTCTACAACCGCCGGTTGCATCATTTCTGCATGAGCACGATAGGAAAGCGCATTGCGCGCAAACGCGAAGAAGCAGGCCTGAACCAGTCCGAGCTAGCCCGGCGCCTCGGTGTTTCGCCCCAGGCCGTTCAGAAATGGGAATCTGAAGTCTCTACACCGCGTGGGAAGCGGCTGGAAGAGATCGCATTCAATTTGAATACAACTGCCTCCTATCTATTCTCTGGAGAAGAGCCTAAAGCTCGAGGCCCCATCAGTAACGCCCAGCTCCTAGGCCCGATGGACGTTTGGGACGATGAAACCCCTCTAGAGAACGACGAGGTTTACGTGCCTTTTCTCAAGGAAGTAGAGCTTTCTGCTGGCAGCGGCAGGACCGCAATTCAGCAGTCCTCTAGCAGGAAGCTTCGGTTTGGAAAGCTGACACTTCGACAACAACAGGTAGACCCATCAGATGCTGTATGCGTGACCGTAAGCGGTAACAGCATGGAGCCAGTCTTACCTGATGGGAGCACCGTAGGAATAGACCAGGGAAGCACTGTCGTGGTCGATGGCAAGATGTACGCTCTCGACCACGGCGGAGAACTCCGAGTGAAGGTGCTATATCGCCTGCCAGGCGGCGGCATTCGCGTTCGCAGCTACAACAGCGACGAGCACCCTGATGAAGAGTACACACACCACGAAATGATGAACCAAGAGATCCGCGTCATTGGACGGGTATTCTGGTCATCAGCCCTCTGGTAACGATCAAGCCCCTTGAATGGGGCTTTTTCTTGCCTGTCTGACCGAAACGCCTTTGTAAAACCTTATTTCTGGTAGTGGCATTCAGCCGCTGGTCGGTTTCGCCTGCCCACGAAAACAACCGTAAGTTACTGAATTCTATGATCAACAACTTTTATTCTAAATTTTTACACCTGAAACCCTTGCACTCTGTAACTTTGGGTTGTAGATTTACCTCAACGCCGCAGAACAACGCAGCGCCAGGCCACCGAGCCGACCGCTCTTTCACAACCAGCGCCATGAACGACTACCCGGCACCGCCGGTTAGGTCAGCCCGAGCTGTCTCCTGGCGGGCGAAAGAAATCCAGGGGAAACAACCAAGCCTGCCTCTACGGCGACCGGCGATCCGACAGGCCCGAAAGCCTGCCAACGCGCAGACCACTGCGACGGCGGACGAAGCGAAATGCTGAACCGAGCGAATGACCCGCATGCAGGTACGGAGAAACACCGATTTCACTAGCTGGCCCTCCAACGAGGGCCAGACGGGAAGTCAAACGAGGGAAACAGCAATGAGCCAGATCTCAATAGTGGGCTACGAAAGCGACTGCAATTGCGAGCACTGTGGGCGCGCCCTGAGGCACGGAATCCGTCTTAGCGACGGCAGGCTTGTGGGCGCCACCTGCCTCGACAAAAAGCTGACCAAGCCGCGCAAGTATCAGGGCAAGTCCTTTCGCTTCGGTGCTGAGCACATCATCAAGATTGCAAAAGTTGTTCAGTTCTACTCGCCGGGCAACTGGGCGCGCTTCGGAGTTTCGGCCTCGAGCGCGACCTTCGAGGAGGCGCAATGCAATCGCTAGAAGAAATTCAGCAGCGCACTGATCAGACGAAAAAGCTCACCGGGGCGATTAGGCGATGGAACGCAATGAATGAGCAATACGCGGACCTGCGCAGGCGGATTGATGAAATTAATGAAGAGCGAGAAGTGCTCAGAGTTCAGATGGCTGAGCACCACACCATGCTCGATGCACTTCAGAAAGTACTAAGGCCATCTGGCCCAGAAATCGTTTGGCACGAGATCCTATACGGACCAAAGCCATAACCCGCCGCCCTGCCGGTAGCAGGGCATCACCAGCTCCAACCCATTTGCCCATCCGGGCGCCCTATCGCCCGACCCAGGGCAAACCTAAAACGGAGAATTGCGATGGCGAGCAAGAACAAGGCTGCGTCCGAAGAGGTCGTGACCGCTTACAAGGGGTTCAAGCAAGACCTGACCTGCCGCGGCTACCAGTTCGAGATCGGCGGCACCTATAAGCACGAGGGTGAGGTAGAGGCATGCGCTTCGGGCTTCCACTCCTGCGAGTATCCCCTTGATGTCTTCGGCTACTACGCCCCAGGCGAAAGCCGATTCGCCATCGTAAAGGCCTCGGGGCATCTGAGCCGTCACGACGATGACAGCAAGATCGCCAGCGCCACCCTGGTGGTGGAGGCGGAAATCAGCATTCCGACCATGATCTCGCGGGCCATCGACTGGATCATGAGCAAGGTAGATAAGTCGGTTGAGCAGACGGTGGTGGGCGAAACAGCGTCGAACACCGGCAACTACTCGGCAGCGTCGAACACCGGCAACCGCTCGGCAGCGTCGAACACCGGCGACTAC